TCCTGTAGCTTCGACAAAGGTGCCGTTGCAGTCGGAGAAAATTTTATTCTCTATATCTTCCAATGTGGCAAGATATCCGAGGAAATATCCACCGCCCACCATTTCGTTAAGGGCTGCAATGGTGTCTGGCTTACCCATATATCGCGTTTAGATTCTTCCCACGGACGCCAATAGGACTGTGTCATGCTGGTGCACGTGGGAACCTTGAACGGCACGCACACCCTGTACACATCAAGTATGTCGGCATTGGAAACCAACATGTCGGACACGTACTTTGAAGTAAGTTCGTACTGCGCTTCGTAATCAAGGTGCAATACAGAAATCTTTCGCTTCAGATTGTTTTGCCGTATGTACTGTATGCAAAGATTCAGGAGCAGTCCACTGTCTTTCCCACCAGAGAAAGACACGGAGATGTTATCGAACTCGTTAAAAACAAGTTCCAATCTTTGCATACAGGCTTCGTATACATTCATAGCTTTTCCTTCAAAGTTTTAAGAGATAGAGATTTGAAGTACTCTACCATATTCATTTTCTTTTCAATACATTTGTTGAAAAGGTTGTCTAAGCCGATATTGCCGTCAAGGTCCCAATATCGGCAGTCTGCAGTTTGCCCTACACGGTATGTGCGATGGTTTGACTGCTCACGGACAGCATAGTCCCAGTTTTTGTCGAAATATATCGTATTCCGATAGTCCTGCAGGTTGAGTCCGAATGCAGACTGGTGATAACTTAACACCAGTGCCCTGGGGAACTCCCGACGGCAAAGTTTCTGACTCAGGATAAAGTTGCAGAATATGATAGTCTTACTTTCGTCGATGTCGTTGAAAAGCTGCCTTAGCTTTGTAACTTTATCTTCGGAACAACAATAGGAGTGCTGCATCTTCTGTGTCATCTCCAAAAAGATGTTGTTGTTCTTATACATCAGCATCTCGTCGGTGAGAAACATATCCTTGATATTTTTGTATGTTTCCAGCGAGGATTTGTCCACCGTATATTTTATGGTGTTGTATATCTGCCGAACCTGCAACTTCAGGTCGCATTCGTAGATATAATGGCGAATGAGGGAATAGAGATAGTCTATGTTCTCGTAGCCCGTGATAAACTCCTTCTTGTACTGAAAGCGGTTGTTGATGGTTTTCGTAACCTCCGTGTATTTACAGAATGTGTTCTTGAACTTTGTCAAGTCCATCTGCAATATAGCAGGAGATAGGAACTCCATTTGCGCCCACAAATCGAGCAGGTTCTTGGACAGGGGAGTACCGTTGAGTATGAGTTTATATTCAGCATACTTTGATATTTCCAGCAATCGCCTTGTGCGCTTTGCCGTCATGTTTTTTATCTTGATACTCTCGTCTACGATAACGAATGGTTTTCGAGCCTGTTTTATCTGCTGCAGTACTTCCAGGTACTTTCTGTCGGAACTGCCTATGCTTTCTATTCCGACGAAGAGAGTGTTGCACTTGAAGTCGCTCCACTTATTGACTTCGTCAATGACAGAAGCTACACCTACAGGGCTTTTTATTGTTCGCAAAGGAGCGAACCAAACCACAAGGTCGAGCTCGGGCACACTGTTGACAAGCTCGCAGCTTACACGTGTCTTGCCTGTGCCTGCTTCCATGAAGAGAGCACCGACCTTCCATTGCTGGAGGTGTTCTTTTGCCTGCTGCTGATATAGATAAAGGCTCATTTCCTCAATTCTTCTATGATATTATTTTCTCTGGGAGTTACTTTCTCGGGGACGTGTGTTTTTATCGTGTAAGACGGCAGCATGTTGCCATCTTCATCGAAATAGGCACATTTCTTTGAAGAGTACTGAAGGTTGTTTTTTTGTAAGAACCAAGCCTGAATCCAATAAGCATCAGACTTGTGCACTCCGCAGTCGGCTTTAACAACCTGACTTTTCGGAATGATAGCCGTAGAACCATCGAAAGCCGTGGCTTTGTAAGCCTTATCGCTGATGGATACCAAACTCTTTAATCTTACAGAAAAACACTTTATCCTCATTGCTATTCTTTCTTTAATTTGGCATAATAGCCTTCCTTTGCCATGTTACAGACAAATTCCGCAACATTTTTCGGGGCTTCCTGCTCTATTATTTCATTGAGCTCTTCGTCAATGCCTACTGTTATTTTTTTTACGATTTTCCTCGTTACTTTGCGAGGAATACGTGCTTCGTCGAGAATGACGTATATTGTCTGCTCAGACCGGACACCAGTCAGCTTCATTATTTGCTTTATGGTGTGCTTTTGAAGACGGTAAAGTCGTTTTACCTCTTCTTTTTGTTCGGGAGTTATAAGTAATTTCATTTTGTTATTTTTGTTATGTATTCGGCTGCTTTGTTTAATGTCGAAGCAAGTTTCCTTTTATCTTCTACACCGTTCTCCAGTTCCATCCTCCAGCGTGGAGGATTTTTGCGATAAAGATACAAGTGCTTATCGTCTTCTGAATATTCAAAGCCGTAAACATTTTTAAATAATTTGCTTCCGTGATGCCTTGCGCCCCATTTGCCGAGTTTGCGCAAAATTTGCGCTAAATCTGTCGGAGAAAGTTTCGGTGCGTCTTCCAACATGGTAACTTTTTGCGTTTCGTTAAAACGCCCATCTTCGAAAACGATAACCACGCCGTTTTCGGTATCAGTAAGTACCCAGCTGTTAGGCTGGGTACTGCTTTGTAATATGTATTTATTCATATTCTAATCTTTTAAAGAATTGATAAGGTCTTTTTTAAAGTAGGCTTCAGCAGCCTCTTTTAATTCAGAATAAGTATCATAACTTTTCTTTATTCTTTTATAACCATATTGAAGTTTAAATTTACCTTCTTCATAATACATTTCATAGGGTTTCCATCTATAATCACCTTCTCTAAAGTTATAAGAAGGTTTGATTCTACATAGATAACGTTTGTCATAACAACCTTTAAACGTTTCTTCATCTGCCCAATGAAAACTTAAATCATTTTCGATAAAACTTTTCAATTCTTTCTCGAAAGTGTTTTGAGCATAATTCTTTGCTTCTACTAAGGATTTGAAGAAGTTTTTTTCTCCTTCTCCTTTTTGAAGAGCAAAATACCCGTCAGGAAATTTTTCTATATGATACTTCCCTAATATAATTGCATTTTCTCTATCTTCACTAAGAAAAAATAGATAGTTGAGAGCGTGGTATTTATTATCACCACCTTTTATATAACCTTGCTTATTATCATACTCATAACAGAGTTTCATAATTCTATTAAGATGTTTTTGTGTTTTTAGCGCTTCTCTCATTCTGTATAATGAGCCAGCTATTAAGTATGGTACATACCATTCCACATTAATATCTCTTCTTGTTTTCTCGAAGCCCCATTCTTTTATTGCAACTTTGAAGTCGTAAAGAGTCCATGGATAGTTAAAACTATGAGGGTCTCTCTTTATAAACCTCATTAAAGCTTCTGTTTCATGACCATATTCGTTGGTGTCATAATAATAATCATAACCCGGAAAATGCTTTTCAAAAGAAGCGAAGATATATTCGATTCTTTCTTCATCCGTTATGGTATCTGGGTTTGGATTTATGAACTCGTCCTTGATATGGTCTAACACCCAAGTATTTAGTTTTCCAAACAACTTACTCTCTCTAAAATTTGTTTTCATAGACTTTCCCCGTCATGCCGATAGGTCAGCGTTATGTTTAGATATAATAAATTTCTTTACTTTGTTGTTCCGTGAATGGGAAGGAGGGAAGTTCCCCTACCGTTATTTTTGTCATACCAAATTGTTTGTCGGTTAGTAAGCGAACTTGATATTTTTGTTCTAATCTTCCTTTGAAGTTTTGCAGAAAATCCATTGCGTCTTGTTTGGAATTAAAATGTTTGGCGTAATATGCCATCTCCTTGCCCTTTGCAATGTAAGAATGTCCTGATAGTGTTTTCTCGTCTTTCTTTGTTACTACCTTACCAGTAGTTGGGGTAAAGATTGCCCAGTATACTTTGTAAGGAGAAAATTCTGAATTGTTTTTAATTGTTGTTGTCATTGTTGTTGTACAGTTTTTTTTAGGTGTGTCTCACCTTTTTTTATGTTTAAAGTTTAAATAGGTCTCTGAAATTTTCACCATAAAGATGAATTAAACGTGCGGTTGTTTGGTGAGTCTTCCAATCTTTAAAAGTTTCCTTATACTCTTTTATCCAATGTTTATGGTCCCAAAGAGGTTCAGCTGATACCATATCTTCGTATCCAGCAGGAACTTCTCCATAGATTTCAAGAGCTCTACAAATACCATTTTCCCAATCAGCATCGTACTTGTAGTGGCAACCACTATTATTGAAGTCTCTTAAAATATTTTCAACTTCTTCTTTTGATAAGTTTTCATATCCAAAAAACCCTAACTGTTCCATATTCGTTGTTTTTATTATTGTTGTTTGTTTTATTATTACAATGCAAAGATACAACTTTTATTTGAATTATCAAAATAAAAGATGCTTTATCGTGATAAGAAAAACGTTAAATAATCTAAACGAAAAAAATTGCATAAAAAAAAGCCGTAACAGTACAAGAACTGCTACGGCTACAAAGAACGAGCTGGAGAGAGTTTATTCTACGGAAACGAAACCGTGGGAAATAAGGTCGGCAAGGAATGCAGCAGGGCTGTCGGTGCTGACAAGATAGCCTTCGAGTTCCTGAAGGCGCAGTGCGAAGTGTTGCATGTATTCCGCATCTGTACCCTCGCTGTCGAAACGGCTGCCTGCGTGAAGCTGGCGGAGGAACTCCTCGGGGCTGTATGCTACAATTTTGTGTTCGTCTCCTTTAATGCGGTAGGTTTTGAATATTGGTGCATCTACCCGACGATGTTCGGGGACTAAATTATGAGGAAGTCGGCTTTGTTGTTTTGCTTCGTTCATAATAGTACCAAAGAGTTCTTTGGGAGAGATGGTCGGCTTTTGCTGACCATCTCTTGTTTCTATCTTTAGTCTTCTCATACTGCTAATTTCTTTGTTCTTATCTTTAGGTAAAGTTTTTCGCTTTCGGTAAGGAAGGGTATGTTCTGAAGGGTTGTGCCTGCATTCACCTGTCCTTGCTTTGCAAAGGTAATCATTTTTGCGAGAAAATGTATCCAGGCAGACATTTTTGTGAAGTTGGTGGAACCTCCGTGCTGGCGAAACTCTACTGTGCGGTGGCGAGCGTAGGCTTCGAGGTTTACCTTGTGGTAGCGGTTGTGGAAGAAGGCTGCTCGAAGTTCGCCAATGTTACGAGCGTGCTTGATAGAATTTTCTGTGATGGCAGTAAGTGCTTTGCAATAATGGTTGTTGCGTCTGCTGTGTGGCATGAAGTTGTCGATAACACCTTCAAGGCGTTTGTAGGTTAGTATGAGGTTTTTCCAAGTTGTGAGGTCGAACTCTGCTGCGTCCATGTGTACGTGAAGTCCGCAAGAGTCGTTAACCTTAGCGTTGCAGAGGTCGAGGACCCAGCAGACCTTCTCAAGTTCCTCAAGTCCTTGCTCTCCGTGGAGGATTGGGCTTACGAGTTCGAATGTGTTGTTTCCTGAAAGGCTGCTGTCGGTAACCAATTTCCAATGGTCGGTGTGGTCGGTGTGGTTGTAGCCTTCTACCTGTACGTTTATTCCTGCTGCGGTAAGCTCGCGTGCCAGGCGTTCCCGTGTGCAGTTGCAGGCTTCAATCTCCACTCCGAAATTGCGGTTGAAAGCGTAGTCGATTGCTGGGGCGATGGTTGCTGCAGTCTGTGCTGCCGTGTTGGTTAAGCCCTGCATCATTCGCTTGTAGACGTTTTGCACGAATCCGTAGTTTCCGTTTGCCACAAGGTCTGCAACCTGTCTGCGTGTTAGTCCGAGTGCGAGAAGTTTCTGTATCTTTGAAGTCTTTGTTCCGTTCTCGTTTAGAATGCTTTGAATTTGCTCGTTCATAATCTTTGTTTTTATTTGTTCTTTATTGTACTGCTAAGGTAACACTATAATAAGGAACACGCAAGTACTACAGCCTTTATAACCAGTGGCTTAGCTTTGTTTATCTTGTGCTAAAACGTGATAAAAAGAGCCACCACGATTTACGTGATGGCTCAGCGAAACAACCTAAAAACTAAAGAAACGTGAGAAGAAGATTTACTTTGTGAATTGGTAGAATTTTCCGTATGTTAGCCGGGTGTGTGGGTTGCGTGATATGATGTCCATTTTTACCTGCTTGCAGCCATAGCGAAAGAAGAGGAAGCGTTTGGGCACTCGGTGGACCATTATATCAAGCGTATCGGTGGCTGTTATTGTGCCTTGGAATAGTGAGTCGGACACGCATCCTGTTATGGTTAGCCATGGGTCGGTCCAGTTGAAGCATTTTAGTGTGTCGGGTATGTATTGTGTTATTGTGTCGTGAAATGCTTGTAGTGTGGCTATTGGTTGTTTTATGATGGGTGCTACTATGTTTGCCGACATGGTTGTTCCGGCTGATGATGCTAAGGATATTCTACTTGCTTTTATGCCTACTTGTTTTGCTATTTTTGCGAGGGTGTCGCCACTTTGTTTGAATTCGGTTGGTGTGAGTGTTACTGCTGGTGCTGATAGGTGGCTGTTGCCAGTTGCTGTTTGTGTTATTTCTACTTTGCCGTTGTGTAGCATTATGTTTTGGTTTTCTTCGAGGCGGTCGCGGTCGGCTTTCATCTTGTTGTATAGATGAACGGATACTGATAGGCTGCCTAAGAGTGCTACTATTATGCCTATGAGAATGTATGTGAGTGGTATTTTTTGTATCATAGTTCTGTTTTATTTTTTTACGTATTCTCCGTTGTCGTTGAAGTCTTTCAGCCGTTTGATAAATGAAGTGGGTAGGATGGGGTATATTGCTTGTATGTTTTCGATGCATGAGAAGCATTCTCTTACGAGCATGAATACGCAGAGGTAGGTGCTTATCCATTGTGTTGTTCCTACTACTGATCCTTGCACGGTGCTATGTGCAAGTACGTTTGAGAGGATGAGTAGGCAGATGTATATGCCTATCTTTTTTCCGAACTTGGAGAAGAATTCGCGACTTGAAGCATCTTTGTACAAGAAGTGCTTCCACAGACCAAGTATTGTGTCGACAATGATAGCTATTGCTATCCATTTTGTAAACTCCCAGTCTTGGTATACATAGCTGAATATGTCTGCCACTATTGTTAAGGGCAGTGATGCGATTGATATCATTGGTATTTTTTTCATTGTAAATGCTTTTTGAATTCTGAATGCAAAATTAACTTATTCCGTATTTCTTACAAAGGACTTATATTGCTGATGAATTTGGAGCGTGTCGGGGGCTATGCAAGACAGCATCAAAGTCCACCCTACCGAATGGAGTTCCGAAGCCACGAAGGGTACGTATTCGGCTCGGGCGAGTTCGCCTCGCGATAGCCATTCTATGTTTCCTTTGTCGGCATCGGCAAGCATGGCTGCGTGTACTTTTGATAGTAAGGATAGTGTTTTGTCGGAGGCGAGCATGTGTTCGGCTGCGTCGCTTCGGTTGGGCATTTTGAAGGCTACGGTTACGGCTAAGCGTTGGGTTAGTTCGTAGGTGTTGTGGTTGTTGGCTGTCATTGACATTTCGCCATAGTCTACGAAGAGGAACGAGCCTATGCATTTATCGATACGTGCTTGTAGTTCTTCGAACGATTGTCCGTATACGTAGTTGTCTATTTCGGGTACGCGCGACGTTTGGGGAAGTTGGCTTAGTTCTGCCACGAGTGTGTTGTAGCTTTCGAAGTGGCTTTTGCCGTTGGTAAACATGGCGAGTATGCCGTTTCGCGATGGGTATTGTGCGAAGTATAGGAATTGTTCTTTTATCATTGTTGGTTTGCCTTAGGGGTTTGATGTTTTTATATCTATGGATGTACGGGCGTAGATCTATGGATATACGAGTGTAGATCCATAGATAGAGGGGTGGGGCTTAGCTGTCTACTATTTCGTTTATTATGCTGACGGGTAGTCCTACCTCGTTGCTTATTTTTACTTTGTCCCAGCCGAAGCCTTTCATATCGCGTACGGCATCGATGGTTTTCTTGCGCAGCACCTTCAGATAGGTAAGCAAGTTCATCTGTTCTATCTGTCGCGAATCGCCAAGTCCGTCTTTCGATAGGTCGTAGAGTGCGTCTGATGCGTCGGTGGTGATGGGGTGTTCGGGCTTGAGCTTGAATTTGGTGAGCAGCGAAAATGCTGTTTTATTGAATAGATAGTTGTTGAAGGCTTGGAAGTTGAACGATATGGCGGTGAGCATCTCGAGTGGTAATACTTCGAATTCTTTTGCCAGTGCGTGTGCGTGTTCGGAGCTGTATTCCTTTTCGGGGTAGTAGAGTATGGCTGCTATTAGTGGGAGCGACTTTTCGCCTTGTTCTATTAGCGAGTGTGCTTCGATGTATTGTAGTGCTGTGAGCGAGCATGTAAGTGTGCCATATTCTTTCTGTATTTTGTAGGCGTGGTAGGTGCGGTTGTTTATGCTTACGGTGGGTATGAGCTGGGCGCAGAAACAGAGGTCTACGACGTATTGGTATTCCAAACGTCGCAGAACGCGAGCAATGGGAATGTTCAGTCGGAATGGGTCCACCCTACGGCAAAGCTCGTAAGTTTCCTTGCTCACATTCTCCAGCACCTCGTTGTTATCGGGGTACTGGATAAGGAAAAGGAAGGTGAGCTGTTCGGATATAGCTATAAGGTTTGCCACTTGTTCTTCGGTGCGAAAACGTCGCTTCTGCCATTTCATTATTCTGCAAAGATGGTTGATGCGCACTTCGCCTGCCGACAGCTTTCCAGCTGCCATTGCCAGTAAGTCGGTCGTTAGACTAACGAACTGCTGTTCGGTCATACCTTCCCAGTTGTTGGGTATGCGGTGTATTTCGCCTTTGTAAATGAGTTCTATATCTCTCATGGCAGCATTATTATTTTATCGTCGGGGTTGTTATACGCTGAATAAGAACTGACGTCGGCAGTGGTGTCGGTAGAGAGCAGCGTGTCTACATTAAGCAGGAGCTGCTCTGCCTCTCGGTCGAGTCGGTCGGCTAACGATAGTGCTGCAACGAGTTCGTCTTTGCCTGAACGTGATGCATGGCTTTCGTCGAAAAGGTTGCGTATGGTAGGAGGGAACTCCAGTATATCGAAACGACGCAGCGACTTGGCAATCGTCTTCTTTGCAAGGGCAAGATATAAGGGCTGCTCTATACGCGAGGCGTTCTCTTCGGTTATTTTATCGAAGTAAACAGCCAGTTGTTCGTCTAAAGTTTCCTTTTGCAGAGGAACAAGTCTGAAGAAGAAGAAATACGATAGGTCTATTGGGAAAATAGTGTCGAACATTTCTGCCGAACGTATCCGGCACTTCTGCAAAGTGCTGTTGTAAGGCGTATCCTTCCATATACGTGCAGGTTCGCCTTCGGTGTCGGTAGAGAGCAATGCTATCAGCGTATCAATAGCATTGTAGTAATTCTCCATATACGAACGGCGCATCGCCTCTATTTCATACTTATAAACATCAACATCGTTTTTGCGCCTGGCAATGCTGTCGAACACCAGCTGCTGCGCCATCGTGAAGTTAGCGATAGCAGTTCGCAAAGCCTCTTTAAGCTCTGTGTCCTCCTGCAAGTATAGAATAGCCTTGAACACTGAAGCAGTAAGAATGGTTTCCACACGCTTGCGAGCCGAATTGCCTGAAGGCTGCAAATCCCGCAAGTCGATATTAGTTTCCACGCCTGGAGCATAACTGCTGAAGGTGGCGAGATTGCCGAATAGTTCTTGAAGTATTTTCATGCTTGTTGGTTGTTTAATCTATCTTTAGGTGATATGTCTTCCTGTCGCTGGGGCACTTCGCGATAGAAGCCAATACGATAACCCTGTTTATAGAGGTTAGGGAAATTCAGCTTCAGGGCAATATTGAAAGGCTCGGCACAAATTTCGTCTTCGGGAGTGAGCGACATTATATAAATGAGATAGTTGTAGTACGAATCAGAACCCGACTTGCTTATAACGCCGTCCTTGCTCACTGCAGAAATGGAAGCATCAAGCCCTACTGAAGACAACAACGCTTCCTCTGTGCGCTTATCGTAGGCAATAAGCGAATCAATATATTCCTTATATTTAAGGTCTATCGTTTCAATCTTCCACTGCTGCTCGTGTCCAGAAGCGTCCATAAATGAAATTGAAGAATAAGCCTTACCTTGGTTCTCGGCACCACTGAGATAGTCGCCAATCTTGCGCAGCTCCAAGCGCATGTATTCCACCAGCAACGACTCACGATACTCCGTGCCTATCTCTATGCCATTGTATTTTACCAAATCCTTATCCTTCGATTTGCGCAACTTGTTCTCTTCACAAAGCTTGGTAAGCTGCGAACGCTTGCTAACCACCCATGCGTTAGGTATAACGATGTGGATTTTAGCAGCCAACGAGTTGCGCAAAAAAGAATTGATATAAGTAGCCGTACTATTGCTACCCAATATATAGGGGCGTGCGCCCTGGTGTGTTTCGTTCACACCATAGAACTCATCGACTGATTTCTCTCGATGGTGCGATACGGCTGCATATAGGTAGTTGTCTACTTCCGACAATGCGAACTTAGGGTATATCTTGTAATTGCCTAAGCCGTACGACCAACGCCCCACAGCTATATGGCGGAAGTCGCTGTAACTAATCTGTTCGTAGGCAATATCCTGCCGAGTGGTAGCAAGACGGCAGTGCTTGTTCTCTAAAGGCTCCATACCAGCAACAGGCATCATACCTAAACGCTTGCCACGTGCAAAGCGGAACTTACAGAAGAAGTCGCCAAAGTAATAGAAGTTCTTTATATTCGTCTTGGCAAACTCCTGCGCAGTAGTCTCCATACCACGTTCCTGCCAAGAGTTCATCCATTCGTCCCACGCAGGTAGTGCAGTGTACTCACGCTTCATCTTGCCACCTTCCACAGTCTGCATGTAGGCACACGGACCATTACCATACAGCATCTTAATCTCCTTACTATATAAGCGAGGCAACAAGCGGTTCTGCTTAATCTCTGTCGTTACTTCATCGCAGAGATTGTTTTTCACACCACGCATACACACCTGATAACCATTAACACTAAGCCACTGGTGTTCGTGAAGATACGACCTATTCTCCTGTGGCATAAGCATACCAGCAGTGTTGAATAGCTGTTGTCCCTCTCCAATCTGAAAGGAAAGCACATTGCCATCTGCAATATAATTACCAGCATTGCCGTATAACTCTATTCTATCGTTCATAACCAATTTATCTTGTGAAGTTTATATCCATCGTTAGGAAAACCCATGTATCTAATAAGAATACGATAACACATCTTAGGATTGCCGTCTTCGTCCTCGAAAAGGAAATAATTCTCTGCATCAACCGAAAATCTATCCTGTGGCAGCTGTGTTCTATACTTGCAGTGCTTCTTCACCGTCAAAGTATCTCCAGCCATACCCTGCGACCTCGAATAAGGAAAGAAGCAGAGCGTGAAGTCCCCTTCAGGTAGCTTGCTTATCTCCCTTGCCCACTGCATCGCATTGATGCCGTCTATTTCGATAGGTTTCTCCCTTGCCCACTGCATTGCATTGATGCCGTCTATTTCGATAGGTTTCTCCATTATTTGCGAAATTACTTATATTTTGTACAGGAACAAAGGACGACCAACTCCCCCTCCTGTCATATTTCCAGCCTTTTCGAGGTCTGCACCGCATTATCAAAAATCAGCGGTGCGTCC